GCCTAAGAGTAAAGCTGAGGTTCTAAAAATTCTTGATGAGGCTTTTGTTGCGAATCCTCCCAAAGAATTATTGAATCTTTCAAAAAACCCTCAAAAGGCTTCAGAATCAATGACAAAAGAAGCTATTGATAAAAAGGTGATTATTGGAGCTATTGTTTTTCTGCTCGTTACGGGTGCTTTAGGACTTTTGATTAATCATGTAGGTATACAGGAGTTTATTTCCCTTATAATGAAGGGGGATATAAAATCAATTCTTGCACAATTATTGGATAGTGTTATCGAGCTGGCTACTCATAGAGTACCCGGTACTGATTCGATGAAAAATCCTGTAATGAATTTTATATATGATAATTTTCCCCGTCTGAATGCATGGTTAGGGGAGCATGTTTATATGAGGTAGGTGAAAAGTACTATAAGTATTGAAATAAGAGGATCATAAATATGGCGATGTTCCGATATAGCCATGCTGCTGTAGCTCAGGTCAGTGTTACCTCCGATGATTGGGTGAATAAGGTCTACAAGAGCGCCTGCAGTGACGGTCAATGCCGTATGAAAACGGCCAAGACCGTCGTTGCTAGGTATTCCCCCGACAGATTCCTTTTGAGTCATGTTACGATCATCGCTTCCGTAGACACCGAACTCGCTAATCCCAAAGAAGCCAAGTCCGACTATTTCATCAAACCTGAATTCTCCAAGTTTGTTAATAATAATGGCGACGCCTGGTCCAAAGGAGTTATCCTCAATTCCTATAAGTCATTTATTGGTGGAGATAATTTCCTCGAACATGTACAGGAAAAATGCCTCTCAAAAGGTAAGATAGTTGATGCCGCCCCAAGAGAAATCATCATTGGTAAGGATAAGGACAACAAGGACTTATCTACAATTTACGTTGACATTTTGGTAGCTACAGATAGAAAACACGAAGATCTTGTAAAGAAGATTGAATCAAAAGAACTCCAAACACTTTCGATGGGTTGTGGGCCAGCTGGAACACGAGTGATTAATGAATCAGGTTTGTTCGTAAATATTGAAGATATTAAAGAAGGGGATTCAGTTATTACTCATGCGGGCAATATTCGGAAGGTTACTTCTTTATTTAAAAAAGAGATTGCCAATGTTCCCTTATATTCAATAACAGCAGTAGGATTGTATGATTCTTTGAAGCTTACTGGAGAACATCCAATTTTAATAGCCAGTGCAGAATCAATGCACTGCACATATTCCTATAAATCCTGCATTCGACCTTGTAAGATTAATGAAAACCAAAAACAATGTTTTTATAGTAAAAATTTACCTTTGAAATGTGCTGGCCAGAAAAAACCATGTGGCCGGGATAAGGCTACGTATTCTTATGATATAAAATTTGTTCCAATAGCAGAGGTACATAAAGGAGATTATCTTGTTAAATCCTACCCTACAGGGGTTCAGGATAATGACATTTTCACGCCTGATATGTGTCGTCTTTTTGGTATATATCTTGGAGATGGATTTATTGGGTGGAACTGGAAAGATAAAGTAAAACAGACCCCTGCCTATATTGGATTTTGTATCTCTTTAGAAGAAGTCAAACTCAAGGATATTATTCTTAATTTGTTGAAAAAAATAAGTCCCAATTCAACAGTGACTGTTAAAGATGTTCCCGAAAGAACTGGGCTTTATATAAATGTCTATGATAAGGATTTAGCATCATTATTTTTTAATAATGGAAAAGAGGGGTGTTGGACGAAAGAAATGTCCTCTTTGATTATGCATCTTCCAGTTAATAAACAGATGGAAATAATTGGGGGTATGTTTGATTCTGACGGGGGATATGAACCTAAGGATAAGAATTTATACTATACAACTGCATCAGAGAATCTTTGGAATCAGTTACATCTTTTACTCCTTAGATCTCGTATTCCTAATGCTCAGGAAAGATGTTGGAGAAAATCCACTGGAAAGAGAGCGGGGCGAGAAAATTATTGGCAGATGACTATTAATGTCCAGAAAGGTACTAATACTGTAATTAATAGCTGGAAGAATGAGAATTATGGTAAAGACCCAGGAATGAGGAACGATCTTTGTTTTTTCTATAAAAATTACTATTTGACTCCTATTACTAAAGTTGCACAGTCTGACTTCTCTGGAATGGTTTATAATTTTTCTGTAGAAGAAGATGAATCTTATTTGATCAATAATATTGCTGTTCATAATTGCTTGATAAAGTATAGTATTTGTTCCCGCTGTGGTAACAAGGCTGTGGATGAAACGCAGGCATGCGATCATGTTCGGTTCCAGAAGAACAATACGTTTTTTGATGATAATGGGACACAAAGAAAAATTGCAGAACTTTGCGGACACCAAGACGACCCCGATAGTGTCCAATTCATTGAAGCCTCCTGGGTGGCTCAACCGGCATTTACCGGTGCAGTATTGAGGGATTTTGTAGCTCCCTCTGAAGAAATAATGGCTAAGTTGGAATCCGCAGCAAAAAAGCCATCATATCAGAAGAAACCAGGGGATTACCTGAAAGCTGCTGCCTTCGCAGACATTATCGCTCAGGATCCTCCTAAAGAAGATGCTCCGGCCCCTACAGATACTGAGGATGCTCCTGAACCTCCAGCAGCAGATGCTCCTGCAGGGGATGAGCCAGCAGCAGATGCTCCTGCTGGAGAGGAACCCGCTGCTGAAGCTCCCCCCATGCCCGAACCGGAACCCGAAAGTGATCTGAAGGTATGGAAGAAAGATCTTAAGAAACAAGTGATGAAACAAATCTCCGATGAAGTGATGAAAGATCTTGCTGAGGAGAATGCCGAAGGTCCTTCAGATATTGGAACGTATGATGAGACGCTTATCAAGCCTGCATCCGCTTCTGTTAAAAAGCCTTATGAAAAGTACCTTAAAACTGAACCATTAACAAGACCTGCTGGTCTTGTTTTGAATAAAGTATGGGGAGCCCAGAAATCCTGGGATCGATATATCCAGCAGAAGACCGCAAATCTATTGGATAAGAAGTCCTACGATAAACTTCGTTATGGTGTGCATATTGCCATGACGAATAGTGATCTTACAGTTCTGAAGGATTATGGATACAACAAGAGGGAATTTCTTGCGGTCCTATCATTTATCGATGGATGTCTTAAGAAGCCTCTTCCTATGTCCATTAAGAAAACTATAGCATGTCTTGGTGGTACCAAAGGAAAAGGTCCTGTGGAATTGTGTCGCGTAATTGTTGCGGAATTGGGTAGGAAACTTACGATAGATGAAGCTCGAAAAACTTTGTCTTGGCTGAAACTCCTGGACTCTTATAATTAACTACCTGAATTCCAAATACTTAAGTGTTAACTTGTTGAACGCCAACGGTTTTAATAATCTTCTAATACGGCTTTTTTGATCGTGTAACCTTGGCATATATAGAATTTCACCGTCCATATACCTAGGAGGTACAAATGCGACAGAGGCTCAGTTGGGATAAGGAGAAGGTCTCTGCTATTATGAAGCAGGCCGATCCTTATACCATGAACCAGGATCGTAAGAATCCCCCTGCGAGCAAGTATGACGTAGGTGGACCCAGTCAGTTTGGTGAAGATCAGCATATGGCCCATCCGTGGGAAAGCGAAGGCCGTACAGAAACTGGTCATCCGGCCCCGGCCCGCGAAGCAGTCGTTCAGGCAAGAAAGCTTGAAGACAAAGCTCTGAAATGCATCACAATCGCTCAGAGAATGCTTCCCGGCGCAGAAGAGACAACTCTTGAGGATCAGGCCACTGATCTGATGTTCCTCCCCGAACGTTCCCTCATGGCGACTCTACAGCGTCAAGCCGACCTGGCAACAAAAATTGCTGCTGAGAAAGAAGAAGAGAAACCTGCGGAAGAGACACCCGAAGAAGTTCCTGCTGATAAGAAAGCCAAGAAAGAAGAAAAACCCGCAGAAGAGAAGAAGCCTGAGGAAGAAGTAGTCGAGGCCAAGAAAGAGAAACCTGCGGAAGAGAAGAAGCCCGAGGAAGAAGAAGTAGTAGTCGAGGCCAAGAAAGAGAAACCCGCAGAAGAGATGCCTCCTGTCAAGGAAGAGATGACTCCTCCTGAAGAAGAGAAGAAAGAAGCTTCTGACAAGGATCTTCTTGACATTCTCTTTGATAATGCCGAAATGGTCATTCCGGATGCACCAAAGGTTGGTGCCAAGAAACTAAGTGGACTTGTCAAACAAGCTTCGGGTGTGGACCCCCTGGCTAATCTATGGGATGCCCCACCCGATGTGTCGAAAACTTTCAAATAAACCACGCTTGAGGAGGTGATTCTAATGGCGTCTTACAGTAATCCTACTCCAGACACCCATGTCGAAGTTCTGGAACGTCAGACTTTCAACAGTATCGGTGCGATTACCGCTCTAGGTCTGACTCAGGACAACAAAGTGGGTAATGCCCAGAAAGTCGCGAATTCGCGTCTTGCTCCTAATACCCCAAAAGGTATTCTGGCAGGTAGCGTCGTGGCTGTAGCTGGTGACACTCAAATTGGCCCATGTCTTGGTGATAGCACTCTCGCTTTCGATAAGGCGGTTGGTATTGCTATTAACAATGCATTGGGAAATCCGTATGAGAGTAGCTCAGCAATTGCATCTGGTAAGGTCGTGTATGCTCATGGTACCGGTACGGTTCTCCGTACAGATATCTATGAGACAGCGAACATAGTTGGAGGAACACTAGCGTATACAGCAGGTCAGAAGCTCTATTCGAGCCAGAATGGCTTGCTTGTTAACGCGATGGGTTACGATACAACGTTTGCGAATGCAACGTTGATCGGTATTCTCCTAACTGCACCATCACCAGCTGATCTGTATATGACAGTTCAGCTCAGAATCTAAAAGGAGGTGAGTCTCTAATGCCAGACGTTATCAGTAACGAACTGAAACAGCAGATCATCAGCGATTACATGAAAACCGCTGCCGGTCGTGCGAAGCTAGCCTCGTCGATGGTCCAACCTTTACGTTTGCGAAGAGATTACACCTCTGTGGGCCGCAAGACCTTCTTGGTCGAGCAGCTCCCCGATGGTGCTCTTCCGATCTATGACAAGGACCCGAACGTGACAGCCTATGTCGTCGGTGAGGAAGGTCAGAACATTCTGGCCATCACAAAGCCTCGCCGTGTGATTTTCCCCTTGTTTGAAATTGCTAGCAATCCCGAGATCCCGTTGACCCAGATCAAAGAACGTAGGTTTGATTTGATCGAAAGGGCCCAGGACCTTGCGAAAGCGCAAATTCAGGCTGAGGAAGATACCCGTGTCTTTGAGGTTCTTGATGCTGTCGCGTTTGGTGGTTTTGACAATATCGGCGCAACAAACGTCGATGTGCCAGCCACTGCTCCGTTGACACCGTCAGACCTTGCGGATGCATTCGCGAGAGTGGAACGGAATGACCTGAGAGTAGCTCGCGTTTTCGCTAACGCGCTTGACTACTCGGATATACGCAAGTGGGGAAGGGATGTACTTGACATCGAGAGCCAGGCGACATTGCTGAAGACTGGTCTGATGGCGACCATTTGGGGTGCCCAGATCATCGTTAGCCGTCGGGTTCCGACTGGTGTCATTTACGTCTGCGCAGAGCCGGAGTTCTTCGGACGTATCCCCGTGAGGACCGAACTCTCGGTTTTGTCAGCGGATTCGCCTCAGAACAGAACAATTGGGTTCAGCTGCTTCGAGAATCTTGGAATCGGCTGCCATAACCCTCTGGGTCTCTGTCGGGTTGTGATTTCTCGATAGTATAACTCTATATTTTTCATAGAGTTAGGTAGGGTTCAGTGATTAATTTCACTGAACCCTTTTTTATTTGAGACAATAGGGTTCTTCTGAGTATTTTTAGCAAAAAGCTATGGTTCATTTGTTCATATGTCCCATAGAAATAATTTGACTTTCCTAAAAATTTATGCTATATAGGTATGAACTACACTTTTTCAGAATTATCAAAAAATGTTCTCCTGAAGTTGTATTCTGAATTTGGTTTTAGGGCTAAAGAAATTGGAGAATTGGTAGGGATCACAGAAAGTGCAGTACTTTGTCGTTTAATTGGTTGTCATAACCCGCTGGGATTGTGCAGGGTTGTGATTTCCCGCTAAGCGTAAGAATCAGTCTTAATTGATTGATAGAAGGGTCAGGTAGCAATACCTGACCCTTTTTCATTTGTGTTCTGGAGTTATATTGTTACAATGAACTATATTATAGTGACAGGATAAGGAGAAAATAAGATGCCAGCTTTTGCAGTAAATGTTGTTAATGGTGATCCCATTCTTAAGAACAAATATGGGATTTATTCAAAAATGGAATTGGAGAAGCAGTTACAAGAAGGACATTTAACTGTAGAGGAAATTGGAAAAATTTATAATCTTAAAGAATATCAGATGGTTCACATCCTCAGATCACTTAAGATTACATATAGAAATGCATTGAATGATACAAGAA